CTCAACAAAGGCGTCAGTCGGGGCTGTCCATGTGAAATCAACATTAGTGATGTTCTTGCCGTCTGGCCCTTTAAGGCCAATGACTGTATGGCTAAGGCTAGTGACGTTATCAACGGTGCGACCGTCGTATAGATCTAGCTCTCCACCCTTCAAAAAGTCCAGTTCGTCGCTAGTGTCCCAGTCGTAGACCGCCGACGCCGTTTCCATACACGTCAGGTTGACCGCTAAAACTCCGCCGTCTGCGATTGCTAGGGAGTAGTCGATAACCTCAAACACCTTAGAGCTGTAGCCGAGGTGTGTGTTGCTGACGTTGATAGTGTCGCCGACCTTTACGCGCAACCCTTTCAGGTTGACCGTCATAGTCAGTACAGTTTGTTGGCGTGATTTCAGCAGGGCGATCTTAGCGATGCGCTGTGCTTGGAAGTTGTTTGTTACGAACGGTAACGGCATATCTAGGTAAATAGGGTCGCCGTCTTCTGTTGCGTAGGTAGAGCTGATCTGCGCGGGGTAGTCGAGTACCTTGTAGTTTTTCTCTTCAGATACGAAGATACCTTTGACGCCGTTGTAGCCTGCTCTACGTGACTGCCGCGTCTGCACTTGGATGTCGGCTACACAATCAGCCTCGTCAAACGAAACCGTAGGCGCTTGGTACTCAGCTCCAGCAATGAAGTATTTACCGCCTGAGTAGCTAAGTCTGCCACCCATCGCGGACAGCATTTGCTCGATGTTGTCCTTGATCTGGTTGTCTGTATCAATTACGCCGTTTAGCTTGTAGCGATTCTGTGTGCCGCCACCGTTTAGGCTTACTGACTCATCACAAAGGTCGGCGGCGTCTTCTAAAGCTGTGTCGTCGATCAGCGTGTAGTCTTCACCAAGGCCGTACTTACTATCTACGAAGTAGTCGCGAAGACATAGCGCAGGGTTTTGGCTGTACGTCCATGTGCTGGAGTCTGTGGCGCTCTGATTGCTGTCGCGTGGATCGTATACCTTTTTGCCTTTGACGACTGCGCTGACGTTTGGGACGCCCTGCGGAAACTTGTCCTGATCCCATTTGAGGCGCAAATGCGCGTAAGCGATGCCATTAAGTACGTGATTGCTTGTCCACTTATTGGAGACAGACGTGAGCGTAGAGTCTGCTGTGGTCTGCGAGCCGTCGAACTTTGTAATGGTTACTACGTCAGTCCAGTTAGAAGTGACTGCGCCGTTCGCGTAGACCTGCTTATCGTTAAACCAAAACTCTTCGAACGATTCAATTTCATGAGAGGCAAACGCGATAACGAGGTGTAAGTATTCGTTATTAGTGCCTGAGTTCTCAATAAAAACAACTTGCCCGCCTACACGGATTTGCCCACATACCAGCTTGCGTGACCCTGCTGGATCGCGTGAGGTCTGCGTTATGCCTTGAAGCTGTGCGCCAATTCTAGGCTTGGGAGCTAGTGCGCGAGATAACGCCGATAGACCTGCACCTAAAGCGAAGGCTCCTGCGGCGGCGGCCCATCCTATCGCAAACGTGCCTGCGGCGATCATCGCCGAACCTATAGACGCTAACCCCGCAATCGCAGAAATTGCCATGCTGTTACCTCAGAACTTTGCTAAATACTGTCTCGATTTCCTCAAAGCCTAGACGCTCCATAATGGGGTCAAATGGCTGGTGCATTTTAGTGTTGACGTGCAACTTTGTGACACCTTCAGCCTTGAGGCTTTCAATGGCGTATTTTACCAGCTTCATTCCTGTCAGTCCCTTGCGGGCCGTCTTGGTCAAAAATATAACGTCGTTGTTTGCAAAAAGGTGGTCTTTATAGTGTAGCGATCTGCTAACGATGACGACGAAGTAGCCCATGAGCTTGCCGTCCTTTCTCGCCGTGTAGATGCGCAGGCCGTTGATGGCGTCTAGCTGGGCATACGCTCGCCAATCAGGGTTTAGCTTAATAATGTCCTTGTTTAGAGCAATCTCTTTGTAGTGCTGTTCTAGCAGTGGTTCTATTTCTCGCCGTACATTGGCGATGTTCTCTAGAGCGAAGTCCATGCTTCCTCCTTATCGGTGCTGAATGTTAGATGGTGGGAAGTCGCCGCCTTCGCCCCCGCCGTTACCGCCGCTAGCGCCGACAGCGTTTCTGCCCCAAATGATTTCCTTTTCTGCCATCTCAGCGACGAACTCCAAGCCTTTGTCGTTGGGGTAGTCGATCTTTTGATCTTCTGCGGTGTAACGTCTAACGCGTGTCTTCTCGAATTCGATCAGGCGGTTCTCAACGGTGACCTGAATGGTGGCTGTTTCGCCGCCTTCGTTGATGGTCATGGTATCCATGAAGCCACTGAATACCACGATAGGGTCGTCGATGACTCCGTTGCTTGCGTCCATTGCACCAAGCAATACTTTAAGCTCGCGGCCTTGGTAATCCTCATCACGGGCTTTTGTGAGTAGCGGGCTGGTAACGCCTGACAAGGTAACCGTCACGCCGTTGGCTGACAGCTCTGACGTTTCGCTTATTTCGCCAATACTTAGCAAAGAACCCGCACCAACGTAGTCTACGCTGTCTACCGTCAGGTCTCCGATACCGCTCCAAAGGTTTAGATTGCCCGAGTCAAAGGCGCACTGCACCAAAGTGATGGGGCGAACTAGATCGGCGGTAACCGCCGTCTGCATCCCCGAGGTTAGGTCTCTTGTCATATCGCCTCAACACACGCAAAGGTAAAGCCATACAGGCCAGCTTGGTCAATGTTCCATCCTATCTCATTCGTAACAAGTCGCCACGTTCCGACAGGTAGCGTAAAGTCTAAGCTAGTAGACGCAGATATCGCTGTGCGTAGCGGTGGCATGATGTCGATTGTGCTGGCAGTTGTGCCCGTCACGATGTACAGCGCACCACTGATTTCAAAGTAGTCACCAGCAACAACACCTGTCGTTGTGCCTGTCACTGTCGTAGCGCCCTTTGTGCCGCTCGTAATCGCCCCTGTAGCCGTTGTATTGTGCAAGGGGTTGCCGAGGGTAAAGGTATTGGCTTGGCCCCTTAGAGCCGCAAAGAAAGCCTCTACCTGCTTCGCGTCTGATCGCTTGAGCGGTGGCAGTTGTACCTCAGCCTCCCATCTTACGCCTTGATGCTGATAAGTCTGCTGGTCAAAGGTAAACGGTGACTGACTGATCGACGTTGCAGACCGTAGCCGCATCGTCATTGATTGTATGCCTACATTTGGAAAAGCCGCCATTACACACCCGCCATTGCCTTACTGAAACCGCCCCCACGCATTCTAGCATCTGCTACCGCCGCCTTTGCCGCGTTGCTGATCTGGGGCAGTAGGTTAGCGATCTCAGCACGTACGGTTTGCTGTACGCCTGTAGTGACGTTGATATTTTGAACGACAGTAACACCGCCACCACCGAGTGCGTTGTTAGGTACGACTGTGCCGTTACCTGCTGGCACCATAAGCTCAGGGCCGCGCTCACCTACTAAATACGGTGTGCCTCCTGATACTGGGCCGCCAGTTGCCCGCTTTTTAAGGCCATCCATAAATCCTTTGCCAAAACTACCGCCGTCAAAGTATGAATCTATGCCGCCACTCAGTGCGCTAAATAACGGCTGTGTTATGTAATACTGAACCAGCATTTTAATCAGGGAATCGACAACGCTTTTCGCCAAGTTCCTAATGGCCTCGCCAAACTCTTTAGCGCCCGTTATGCCATCGACAAACGCCTGCGTGAAGTTGTTCATTGTCTGCAAGGCGAAGTCATCTACCATCTGCTTTAGGTCAGGTAGCTTTTCGTTAATCAACTCATCGAGAGAAGCACCAAACATTTTTATGCCGTTAATCATCGGCATATACCAAGGCTGTTCCGCTACTGCTACAACTTCCTCAAGCTGATCGGTAATGCTTTTTACTGGCGTCTTAACTTCTTCTGCGGCGTCTTCTAGTGGCTTTATTAACCAGTTAGACCAGTCAACAGGCGTCAAAAGCGACGGCACTTCTGCGCCCAACTCGTTCAGGCGAGTGACAATTCTAGCTCGCTCTGCCCTTAACTCATCCTCAGAGAGTACCTGTAAAATCTGACCATCGCCGCCGATACGAACGCGATTGAGCATTCCCGTAAAGC